CTGCGCCGCCCGTAGTTGATGATCCGTTTCCGCCTGCTGCTGCGTAGCCGCCGCCGCCGCCGCCTGCCGTGTTACTCGATGAGGTGCCGCCGTCGTTACCTTGCGCGGCGAAACCGCTTCGGTTGCCGGTTTCGTAGCCGCTCTGTCCACCGCCTGAACCGCCCGACGAACCGGCGACAGCGGTGCTACCTGAGTTGCGGCCGCCTCCGCCTCCACCGCCTGCCGCGTTCACGAAGTTTGCGATGCGCGATGAGGTAGCCGTAGCACCGAAGCCGCCGGTCGTTGCACCTGCTCCGCCCGCGCCGATTGTCACCGTTTGATTTGTCGAGAGGTAGATCGTGCCTTCAATAAGTCCGCCTGCTCCTCCGCCGCCTGCCGCCAGTGTCTCGGCCGAGTTGCATGACCCGCCGCCGCCGCCCGCGCCGACGATGAGATAGTCGAAGAGGCCCGCCTTGCTGACGGTCAACGTGCCGGTCGATGTGAACGTAAGGAGCGTGTAGTTGACGCCGCCGACCGTAATGCTCGACGAAGTGCCGCCTGTTGCCGCGCCATAGTTGGCGCCTCCTGCGCTAAAAAAAGTGAAGGTTGACGCCGACAGTGCTACGAGTGTGCCGCCTCCATACTGCGCCAATGCGAGCGAGCCCGCCGTGTTGATGGTGACGCCTGCGCCTGCCGTGATCGTCGAGGTGCCTGCGCCCTTGTTCGCGATGAAGATTGTGTCGCCAGCCGCGAAGATTGAGTTGTTGACCGTGACCGTGTTCGCGGTTGCCACGTTCATAATGACGCGCTTCCCGACGTCGCCGACGACGAGCGTGTAACTCGCCGTCTGGTCGTTGATCGGGAGCGTCGTTATTGCGTTGAGTTGTGCTGCGGTGAGTACCTGCCCGGCGGTGAACGGGAACGGGGTCGTCATAGATGAGAGAGCCTACCTTACGACCCGAGCACGTTAGAGCCGTCGAGGAGCCCGTAGATGGCGTCGTTGAGGAGGAGGTTGTAGACGATCGTGGTCGGGGCCGTGTAGAACGTGACGGTTTCGCCGCGTAGGTCGATACGGTGTCTTATGCCTTCGACGGAGAGTTCTTCGGTGACGGTGAGCGGACTGCCGGACGTGAACGTGCGCTTGACGCTGATCGTGTCGCCGATCTCGACGGCCGCGACCGCGTTCTTCTGTGCCGTGGAGAGCGATCCGAAGAACGTCTCGACGCCAGAGAAACGCGGCTCGGGTGCGCCTTCGAGGAGGTAGTTCGCGAGCGTGAGCGCCTGCGTGTCGTCTGAGAGGAGCGAGTCGGTGATCGTTTCGGCTTGCGTGAAGTAGAGCGCGATCGAAGCGTTGTCGGTCGCCGTTTGTGCGGTGCCGCCGGTGCGTTGCACCGTGACCCGGTTGAGTACGGACTGCGTCGTGAAGTCGACGAAGACGGTTCGGTAAGGGGTGCCGGTGCCGTCGTCGGCGAACGTGACGGACGGCCCGGAGAGTGTGTTGCCGATGCGGGGCTCGAAGACGAGGTCGCCGTCGGATGCGCGGACGAAGACGCGGCCGCGTTCGGCTTCGTCGATCTTGCGGATGTAGCCGAGCGCGTTAGTGCCTTCTGCGATCGCATAGTTGCCGAGTGTGGTCGTGCCTGCCGTGATGTCGCGCGTCTCGGCGGGCCATCCGACCTCGGTTCGATCGAGGATCGTCGTCAGTCGTGCCGAGGAGAGTTGAGCGGACGGGGTGAATGCCGAGAGTAACGCGTTCGAGAGGAGGAAGAGGTCGTCAATCGCGGTGATCGTGACCGTCGGGATCTGCTTCGGGCCGACGTAGTCGTAGGAGAAGTCGGCGACGCGGCCTCGGAAGATGACCGTCGAGTTGCGCGTAAGACGTATCTGCCGGAGCGGTGAGAGGCCTGGCGTGTCGTCGGTTTCGTCGTAGTAGACGCTCGCCTCGTTGTACGGGTCGAACGCGCGCGTGCTGTCTTGCGCGACGATAGTGCAGCGTCCCGGGGCGAGTGTGTCGAGGACTTGTTGCTTGCCGCGGAAGAATTCGACGGACTGCACGGTGATTTCGGCGAACTGGTCGACGCCGTCAAGCGTGTAGGTCGTGTTATTGAGGACACCTTGCTGCGTGTCGTCGAGAGTGAAGCCGTCGCCGAAGCCGACGTCAAGTTCGACGGTAAGCGTGCCGCCGGTAACGATGTTCGCGGGCATGGCTTACGCCGCGATCTGCACGTCGACGGGGCCGTTGTAGAGGTTGTAGGTCTGGAGTGCCTCGACGATGAGGTTCGGGAGGTTGGCGTCGGCGGTGACCGTGTTGACCGTGATGTTCGTGACTGTCGGCTGCAGACTGTCGAGATACTGCTGAATGCCCGGCTCAAGTATCGAAGCCAACGAGGGAAGACCGGAGAACTCCATCGTGCCGAGTCCAGAGGTGAACGGCGACCCGCCACCGTCGTTTCTCTTGCGCCCGGCCTTGCCTCCGCCCTTGCCGCCTCCGCCACCTCCGACTGCTGGTGGCGGTATCTCTATAGCGGGCACGGTGACGTTCGGGACGGTTAGCCCGTCCATGCGGATCGTCGACCCTGAGAACGCGGTCGGGGCTGCTCCGCTCGGAGCGATCGGCGCGGTGCCGAACGACTGGCCGCCGAACGAGACGCTGCCGATCTCGGAGATGTTGACCCCGGGGAGTTTGTTGAGGAGACGGATCGCGAGGTTGACGCCGTCGATGATGCCGTTGACCATGCCCTCGAACGTGTCGATCACGAAGCCCGCAATCCGGAGAAGGAACTTGCCGACGTCCGCTAGCGCGCCCATGAGCGTGAAGAGGACGTCGATGACCGGGCCGATGAGTTTCGCGACGACGGTGAACGCGGCGCCGAGGACGTTGATGAGGGTCGGCGCGACGTACTTTGAGACGAACGAGACGAGGCTCTGAAAGAACGAGACGAGCTTCTCGACGTTCTCCGAGTTGTCTTCCATCTTCTGCCGCACGATGTCGAAGATGCGGCTCAAGCCCTCGAAGACCTTCACGGCGACGTCGCGGATGATCGGAATGATCTTGTTCGCGAAGACGCTGAAGAGCGTCTCCAGTGTCGGCAGTAGGAAGTCTCGTATGACCGGGACGACCTTCTCGCCGACGAAGTCGCCGATCTTTTGCAGCGCCTCGGCGACGGCCGGGCCGTAACGGTCGACGAGCGTCTGGAACGCGGGTACGAGTTCGTCCATGATGAACTGCGCGAACTTCTCGATCACCGGGAGGAGGTAGTAGCCGAACTGCTCGACGAGTTCCGAGCCGAAGACCTTGAGCCGTTCGATGCGCCCGCCGAATGTGTTCGCGGCCGCCGATGCCGCGCCGTCGAAGTTCGCGGTCAAGGTGTCGAGGATCTCGTTCATCCCGGCGCCCTCCTTGATCATCGCGGCCATCTCCGGGGAGAGCGCCTTGAGCGCCTTCGTGTTGCCTTGCTGAGCCTTCGCGAGTGCGTCGGCGACGGTCGTGGCGTCCATCTGGAGCCCGGTCGAGATGTCGAGGACGAGGTTCATCTGAGAGAGCGCCGTGTCGGTGTCGCGCGTACCTCGGACGAGCGCCTCGAACGCGGGTCGGAGTTTGTCGTCGGCGACGCCGGTCGCGAGGCTCATCTTGCCGATTTGCTCGTCGACTGCCTTGATCTGCTCGTGAGTGGCGCCGGTGACGTTGCGGATCGTGTTCTCCAGCGAGACGAAACTCTTCTGGTCGTCCATAGCGGCCTTCGCTGCTACGCCGATACCGGCGGCGAGAGCGCCGACGCCTGCGGCTGCTGCTACGCCGACGGCCTTGATCGAGCCGCCGAACTTCCCGAGGAAGCCGTCCGCCTCGTCGAGGCTCTTCTTGAGCGGCCCGGCGTTGCCGACGATGGAGACGGTGATCGGCTTGCTCATAGGTCGTACTTGTTCCTGATCGAGGTCAGTCTGTCGGCGTACTCTTGCGCGATCTCGTTTCGGCGCGGGTCAATCGCCTGGTAGATGAACGGCTGCGGCTTGATGCGACGCTTCGGCCATCCGAAGTGGATCGGCCCGGCGTACTCGACGAGGTCGGGAGAGTTGGAGGTCTTGCGGCCACGCCCGGAGGAGCCGACGCGGATCTTTGCGGCGGTCTTCGTCGACGCGTTCTTCATCGACGCGGCGAGTGCACCGGAGAGGACGGGGACGTAGCGTTTCGCGTCTCCGAGGACGATCTCGGCGACCTTCTTGTTCGTCGCTAAGAACTCGCCCTTGACGAGGTCGAGGTCGCCGCCGAGTTTCTTGAGGTCGCGACGTACTGCGGAGAGGCCTTCGATCTTGACTCCGCCGGCGACGTCTTCTCCGACCCGGTAGCCGAAGGTTCCAGTGTTAGCCATGTCGTCGACCTCTTCGTGCTTCGTTTCTTCGGCGGACTCCATCGTAGAGCGCGCGAAGCACCGGGGCGGGCGTACGCATGAGGGAGAGCGGGTCGATCTGCGTCGCGAGCGCGAGCTCTGCTATTCGTTCGGCGACCCCGCCTCCGGGGATGATTAGTTTCCCGAGTCTTCCTCGGCGCCGACTGCGGCGATCTCCTTGATCCA